CTAGAAATTGTTTGTGTAAATTGACTATATATTATATAATTTTTCTTATCTTCATTTTCAACTAATAATGCGGGAGTAATATATTTATAGTTTCCAAGCGTTTTTGCATCAATAGTATTAAATATTATAGACTGGAAATTATTATAAGATATTAATTGATTAGGCTCTAGACTTATTGGAGATAATTTACTTATATTTTTTTCATCTAAAGTGTCATAATCATGTAAAAAATATACTAAATTATTTTTAATCTTATCTAAATCTCCATCGGCATAATTTACAAGATTCCAATAAGTTTGTACTCTAAGATCTCCGCCTGGATAAACTTTTATAGCATTCGAATCACTATCATCTACATATGTCTTACTTTTATCAAAATATATATTAAATTGTTCTGGAACCGTAATACTAAACTTTACAGCAAGCCAGCCAGGAATATCCCAAGATACAGGAATCCAATCACTTCTATTAGTTGTGGATTTATCGACTTGTAATTCAAGAAGCCCATCTATATTATACAATTTATTTTCATCTGTAAGAATATAAGGAACTAAGTGTCTATAGTATTTATTATTTAGCTGTTCAAGTGCTTCCTTAAAGGAATATTCACCTGAATTTTCATATATAAGAAGATACTTATCTCCTGGATTTAAATAAAAATTAGGATCTTTACTAAGAAGTATAATTTTAGTTTCACCTTCTAAATCTTTATATAAAGATGTTTTATCAATAATGATATCCTCAATTGTAGCATCCTTATTATCTACAATTGGGGTAAAGATTGTTTGTTGTGATGGAAAACTTCCAATTTCTACCTTGTCGTCAATTGGATTATATGAAATAATATATAATACTCCTTGGTGTTCTTTCATTCCAACAGGAACAAAACCATTACTCAAAGCTCCATTTTTAAACCCATAATTACCCATATCGTTCTGTAAGGCAAATTCATTACCATTATAAGTAATTAAAGTGCCGTTTAAACAATCAGTCATTACAGTATTTGGAACCATTAATGGTTCTATATCCTTTATCATTCCTCCATTAAACTGATTTATTTGATTTAATTTGTTCTTCATAGTTATTATGTAGTTATTGCTGCAGAAGGAATCTTAACTTCTCCAGATGCAGATATAGTAATTTGAGTATCTCCACTTCCTAAAGTTGCAGAACCGTCTTCATATACAACTAAAGGCCCAAACTTACAAAAAGTATCATAGTTATTAATATTATATAGATTGCCTCTCTTCAAACTACATTTACCTGTATTTTCGATACTAATTCAATTTTCTTGAGCATCGTTTATTCCAACGAATGAGGTTCCTAAAGCAGATATTTTAAGATAACTCTTTTGTTCAGCACTATTGTATAAGCATATAGTTGGGTTATTTAAATAACAGTTATCACTATAAATCCCTATTCCAGAAGGATTCAGTATATCGTCTGATATTACAGATAAATTTCCAATAACTGTATTACTAGTTTGATAAAAACTGATAGATTCAGGATTAGTTTCTAGTATAATATTATAATACTCTGAAGTTTCTTCAGGCTCTTGATAATATTGTACATTAATTGAGGTAAACGGTTGTTCTTCAGTATCTGAAGTTAGATTCTCAGCTTCTGAATATGCATACAACCCAATAGATTCTGAAAAAAGAGCTAGAAAGCTTGCTTTATCTGAAATGTATGTAGTATGTACATATATTTCGTCATTATTAATACCTGTGACTATGAACTTTGCACTAATATTCTCAATCTCCTCAGATGTATCTTTTTTATATTCATTTATAATTAATTCTCCCTCTGTACCAGGAGTAACAAATCCTGAATCTATATATAATTTTAAAACAACACCATTAAATGTAGATTTATTTTCCTCTGGAATAATGTAAATTTTTGTTATAATCTCATTATATAGATTAGATGAACGTGCAATATTTTCAGCGTTTTCAGTAATTTCTGTATCTTCCGTAATTTCTTCAGGATCTATATAATAATTATCTGCAACAGATAATGGTATGCACGAAATATTCTTTCAAGATTCAATATTTATTGGCTCCCAATAAAAAGATTCTGATAAAAGTTGTTTATCAAAATCTAATTGATGAGAGGTATATGTTGATGGAGTTTGTCAATTATAACTTGTATTTACAGATTTTACAAGATCTTTAGCAAACTCGACAAATGTAGTCTTACTAGTATTTATTCCTTTTACAGAATATAATTTATATAAAAGCTGTAAAATATTTACTCCAAGATCGTATAGATTTCCATCAATATCTAGCTCGCTTGCTGTAACACTTATATTTCCTCCAACTGAGATATTTCCAGAAAGAGTTTCAAAACTAAGTTTTTTAATATTAGCATTACTACAAACTACTGTATTACATGTAACTTTCCCATCTTCAGCTATAAATTTTCCATCTGTAGTTTCTAATGTATTAAAAGAGATGTTCTGTTTATTTAATAATGCTTGAATATCATTTCAACTATGCCCATCAATAAACTGTGCATTAAGATTACTTATAACTTCTGAACTACTTAATTTAAATGGCGGAGTCCCATTAAATATTACAGTATTATCAAATATTATATTCCCTTCAAGAGAAGCATCTGAATTTTGAGAATCACTAAAACTAAAATAACTATTATCTAATGTATAATAAATTCCCCCGTTTAATGCAAAGATTATTTTTCTATCTCCAGGATATTCATACTGTCCTGTCTCATATAATAATATATCGTCTACAATTATAATTTTAGACTCTATAGATTCTTCGTCTTCATCATCAGTTGTTTCCTTATCATAATTTAACTTATAATATTTATCTCCAACTTTTACTCTTATTACCCCACTAGTTTCAAAAACTAAATTTCTTCTAGGAGACCCTATTATTTCTTCTTTTGCCATATTAAATCATTATTATTTTATTTTTTACATCTCTATATGCTATATATTCAAAGTTTCTTGTTGTAATTTCACTTTTTAAAAACGTTCATCCTACATCAATAGGATAATATAGTTTAAAGAAGTGTGTTCTAGATTTATCTAAAAAACACTCTTCTTGTATTTTATATAACTTCAAATCTCTAAACTTTATTTTAGATCTACGCTTTGAAGTTATCTGAGTTTTATAAAATTCTCACTCAGCTTCAGTTAGACCGAAATAGTACGCTCCGTTATATACTTCTTGAGCGTACTTATATTTCAGTCTTAATTTAATACGATGTTTAATATTATTATATCTAACTCTTTTATAATCATCAAAAAACATCTTTCCACAAAAAGCAGTATAGTTATGATTTCCTAAAACTACATCTGCTCCACTTTTAGCTAATAAATGAAAACTACTAAAACCGTGTTCTATAACTCTTTTTAACTCATCTTTTGAGATCTTTGGATATTTTTCTTGTATAATACCTAAATAATCGTCTAATTCTTTAATCATAATTAATAGTACACTTTTGCTTCTTCAGTATATTGATCTATGAGTTTTTTAAGATATTTATCAACATAGATTGGTTTTTCCATAGTTTCTTTATTATGCTTCATATATCTATATACTAGCTGGTTTCCTGTAAATTGAGATAATACAAAATCAATATTATTAAATTTACCTCTTCTATATGCTTGTTTAAAGTCTTCATCTGCAATTTGTTTCATAGAAATTTCTCCATAATTCCCAAAACGTAGAGGTAGTACAAAGGTAACATTATTATTTATAATATCCAATAAGATCTCATAAAAACAGTCATCAAAAATCTTAGCAGCTAGATTCTTATGATCTTTATATCTATTTTTTACTCATCTTCCTTTTAATAACTTAGGATTTAACCCATTATATAGTTCCCTAGAGTTAAAACCATGAGGAAACATTTTTTTATTCATTAGTTAACAGGTTTAAATGATTTCTTATATTGCTTTCTATCCCAACGTGTACGAGCATCAAGAATCTCATTCATTTCATTTTGCGAGATATGTTCAGGAACTCTGGCATCACTACAAGCTCTCAATCATTCTTGTTTAACTGCTTGAGCTATTTGAAAAGAATTACTATCTCTTAATACAAGACTCTTTTTATATAAATCAATATATGCGGCATATGCAGCTAACGCAGTTAATTCTTTATCTGTTATAAGTGGCAGTCCATCATCATCTACAATTACACCATGATATAGTACAGATACATTCGAATAATCTCTATCAAACTCTAATGCATTATTTATCTCATTATAATTTAATAGTTTTCCTGATTGATATAAAGGATCTTTATTTCATTTTCAAGCTTCATTATATCTTTCATAATAAGCATTTTGAACTAATGGAAATATACTAGTATCTGAAGTAGATTGAAAGTCTTCAAATGGAATTGTCACAGATTCTATAAAAGATAAATTACAAGGTAATTCTAGTATTCTGTTTGTAGTATCTCCTACATATCTATACATTCTAGAATGTTTGTTACCTATTAACTGTAAACCATTTAAAACTATATCCTCAAAATTATCAGGATTTATTGTAACCCCGTATAATATATTAGCAAGAGAATATACAGAATTTATATTATTTAACTTCATAACTATTTAGGAGTTTGATCGTTAGGAGTGACAGGAGCTGCAAGTTGACGATACCAGCGAATATATTTCTCAGTCATTCTTTTAATAATTTCATCAGATAGAATTCCACAATCTAGATATACTTCAGGATTTTCAGAACAACAATCTCATTCTAAAAGCTTTCTTGGATCTAAGAATAGTGCAATTACAGATATATATTTTACAAAAGGAACATTAAAAATATATCCATCCATATTACCATTAGAATTAATTGCAGTATCTATATAGACATATGGACTTCCTGGTTTATTTTTTCTATACTTATGAAATCTATAAGTTTCATCTGTATAAATATTATAACGAGTATGTCTATCTATACTGCCAACAAATCTTATTGTATCAATTCCGTTTATATAAATAATCGGTGGAATTTCAAAATGTAATGCTTTTTCTCCAACTTGTAAATCACAACATTTTGACATATAATCACAATCAACTTCAATACAGTTAATTGCTAAAAATAACTCATCTAAAGTAAGAATTCCTTTTAATAGAAATTCTCGCATTACTTGATTACGTTCTGCTACTACTTCATCCTGAAGTTGTTCTATAGATATTTTAGGATTGGAAGTAATTCCAGCTAATCCTGTTACTGTATTATTATATACTGCACTTGCGATTTGTTCGATCGTCATAAACTTCAGTTTAAAAAATTAAAGCAGGACAGGGAAATTACCCCGCCCTGCCTTCTTTGAAAATATTTATGAAGAGCAATTAAGCTCTGACTGTAAAGTCTTTTTCTGCAGTAGCACCACCATATGAAGCTACAATTGTAATAAGATCTCCTACTGCTGCGCTTTGCTCAGCTTTTACAGTAAGTTTACCTTCATTGTCGATTTCATACTTGCTATTATCGCCCTTAATAGATAATTCAACAAAATTTGTTACATCTCCATTAATTGCAGGACCTGATACATTTACTTTAATATCAGCTTCCTCGTCAGTAATATCTGCAATTGAAATCTTACTATCGTTTAAGAATTCAATCTTAATAAGATTATTAATATCAGGACTAATAGTTTTAATTGAATCAGCACCAAATACTGCTTTTAGGTCAGCTTCAAACTTGTCAACAAGTGATGACAATACATAGAATGTATGTGTTGTAATTGACTTAAGAGCCTGTCCTACAGTTCCTTGTCCATGAAGACCCTTACGAGGCATGCAATATAGGAATGAGAACTGAGTGTATAGACCTCCATTAACAGGATACTCTTCCTCATTAAGAGCTGCATAACGTAAGTTAGGATAACTTGGAAAACGAAGATTTTCCTGAAGCCAAGCAGCTGTACCAATCTCCATTTTATTCTTAGACACCTCTACAGCTTCTTTAACTGTTACATACTGTTTTTCAGTGCAACTTTCAGGACAATCAATATCTTTTTGTTTCTGGAGTTCAGCTACAGCAAGAACCTGATGTGAATCAGTGCAACTTACAAGTACTTTATCTGCACTAGACTTAGATACTCTAACATATCTATAATTTTCAGGAATAGCTGACTCAATAGCTTTAACCATAATCTGTTGTGCCTTAGCTAAATCTGCAGTAGATACTTCAAATTCAGCAAGAACGGGCTTACCAAATTTTGACCAAGGCATAGCGTAGTCTGAAAGATATTTGCCAATTAAGGTAACACCAATTACTACTCTATAAGTACCTTCAGCTTTAGGTACATTAAATGTAGCACTTGCCACTTTACCTTTTTCACCTGGAGTTTTATAGATAACTCCCTCAAGTAAACCCTCTTTCTTGTAATCAGCACAACGTAGTACACGGAACATACTAACTTCACCATTATAAGTAAAGTTATATCCCTCATCATTAGTAATATTTTTACCTTTAGTCAGTGCCATAAAACGAGGAGTTACACCATCGTCAAGCAGGTTTGAATTAATTATTACTTCTTTTTGAAAATCAAACATAGTTTTCTAATTTTTTAAGTTAATAAATTTATTTATTTCCAGGAGTTGCTATTGTTTGATTAATTGGAACGTTCGTTTGTAATCTTGGATCACTTGCGTTCTCTAATAGTAATCTAGTTACTATATTAATAATCTCATAACAAACATAATCTGGAAATTCCAAGAATTGAGTATTATCTTCTGGTAATAATACATCATCCTGAGTCATGGAAACATACATAGGAGCTTTTACATAAGTAATATATACATTATTTAAACTTCAATTCGAATCGCCACTATGTATTTCCAAATTTACAGAAGATTGATTTACAATCCTTTTATATGGTTCTTTTAATGCATAAAATCGATATTTTCCATCCTCTGTTTTAATATAATTAGGACGATAACTACCTTCTTTAATTTCATTATCCATAACAGGATTTGTTACTGGTTGATCTTTTTCATTTCTATTAATAATATAATAATATGGCTTCTTATGTGAAGGTTTCATATAATAATTATTAATAATACCTGCATAAAGATCTGCAGTTAATCTTTGACATGTTGAAGTAATAGTTCTTTGCACTCCATTTCCACATCTAGATTTATTTGAATCACTACCTGTAAATTCTGCAATACAATTCAACATATGTAAGTAATCTTTAGGAAGTTGTAGCTCTCAAACAGTATCATTAAATTCCTGTCTTGGAGCAATTTTACCTACTTTAATTACTGATGTAGTTTGTAAAAATCCTAAGTCATCTGAACTTTGTTGATTGTACTCACTTCTGTTATATACACCGTTTATATATTGTTGAATTGCTTTATTAAACAAGTATATGAAGTCCTCAAGTAAAACTTGAGGAGCTTTCACCTTGTTGCATTCAACTAAAATGTATTCGTAACATTGACGAATTGTCATATCATTTTATTTAAGCTAGTTTTCTATTTTTAGGTGGTATAAAATAATCTACCTTTTCTAAAGTTATAAAATACTTATTTATTGTGTATTTATTCTTAATAGCTCTAGATAAATTTGAACCATTAGTGTTTAAAAACTCTATACATTTCTTAAATGTTAACTCTCTAATAAAATTACCATTATGATCATAAATATAATAGGTTCTCAGCTGTTTAATTTTATATTCTGTAATATTTATGTTTTTATCTCAACTTCATAAAAATCCATGCCGAGCCACTTTTTTATTAATAGATTCTCCAATAGATTGTCTAGAAATTTGTAAAATTTTACTGGCAGTATTAATACAGTCCCAAATTTTAAGTAATTTGCCTTCTAAAGAATATTGATAAACTTTTCCTTTTGTAGGATGAGTCCTTCCGCCACCTGCAGTAACATTATATGTATTCCCTTTATTAATAACCTCAGGTGTTACTAGTTTTGCCTCATATTTATAGGCATCAATAGGATTATCAAATTTTGCTAAGGTTTCTCTATAAAACTGATCCTGTCCATATTTTTTGAATGCAAAATGGAATGGGTATTTTGGGTGAGTAATACTGTAGGTATGTTTCGGAATCTGAATTCCATTACCATAATATCCATCAAAAATTTCATCTGTTTCTGTTTTATGTACTCCAATATAAAATTTTCCGTTAATTTTACATGTAGTTCTATATACAATCCAAATCATTAATATACTATTATAATATTTTCCTATTTAAGGTATAATTATTTTTATTAGTAAGTTTTAAGAACTTATAGACAATAAATTCATTTATAATACTTAATTTAATATGTAGTATACTTATATCACTTGTCTAATAGTCATTATATATTGTTATTTATTGCTTTTCTTCTTTTCCGTCTTTTCAACTTTTTCCTCAGCTTTATCTTCAGCCTTTTCCTCTACTGTTTCTTTTAAACTTAGTTTCTGAAGATCAGGGTATGTCTCTAATGTAATACCCTCGTAGATAGTTTTATTTGCAGGAATCTTCAAGAAGAGTAAGATAGATTCGTCAGTTGTACCTAGACGAACATCCCCATACATCCAAACTCCACTTTGAAGGTTGATAACACGTTGTTCTTTTGCGTCAATAAGCAGCAGTTTAAGTGCTGTATCTGATCCTGTATAAAGGTCAATAACAACCATTGGATCTTTTTCCGCTCTTTGATATAAATAGTCCTGAACATCTGAGTCAGGAGCATTTCTCATTGATTTGCCAAGTAACCTTGTTTTGGTAAGTCTTCCTTTAGCAGAATCTTGTTCAATATAAGTGAACGCTTTTGTTACAAGCTTCATACGTTCAATACGTTTTTCAGATTCAACTCCAGGTCTTTCTACATAGAATTCAGCTTGACCATAACGTTTTGGACCTCCGTCAATTAAAAGATTACCTTTTGAATCTTTAGAATCTCTTTCAGGTGCAATTAAGAATGAATCTTTAATGCAAGTCCAAATATTTCTTTCTAGAGGATTATCTAAATCAAACGTTTTACCATCATAAATCTCTATTCGTTCATCTTCCTTAATAAAGTAATTACTATCAGGACTATTAATTTCTGCTTCACTTAAGATCATTTCTGTATCTCCACTAGCGTCTACCTGACGAACTCTTTTTACAAAAGGATAGTTTGAACCATTTGCTTGTTTTAAAGGATTAATAAAGCAATGTGCTTTTTCCTTACCATATACATTTCTTAAAGTTACTATATTATTCATATTTATTCTTATTAAATTTATCTATACCAAATAATGATATCTAAGTTTTAAATATTTTGTAGACTTCTCCCGAAGGAGAAGCCTACTAATATTCTATTCTATCTTTTTTATATTACTTTTCACTAACTAAGATAAAGCTACGATATGGGTTGAATACACCACCAGCATAACCCCAGTCAATAAGTTTAGTTGCAGCTACTGGGCTTGCAACAGGACCACTTTCACGTCCACTTCTACGACCAACACCCTCTAACCAGTTATGGCAGAACTCATTGTTCTTGAATGTGAACATTGCAATAGCGGGTTTTCCACTAGCAGCATCAGCAGTCAGATCAAGGAAGATACCATATTTCTTCTCAGGGAATTCGATATCAAGAGCACGGTCAACTTTGAAAGTTACAGTATTACCTGCATACTCGTATGAGTTATAGGTTGCACCAACTTTGATATAATCATTAGCACCCTTAGAGAACATGAATGTACCAACAGTCTTCCAATCACGAAGATATCCTGACAGACTATCCTGAATTTCAGCTCACATAGGAGTATTGCAAATAAAGATATATTTATTGCCAGTAGGATTATTTGATTTAGCGATCATGGCAAGGATAGCGGTATTCATAACTTTATTAGTCATCTTTGAATACACATATTTACCTGCGAAACGCTCAATCTGAGGAATAATACCATCACCAGAGATAATAGGCTCACCTGTTTCAGGATCAAAAATCTTAGGTTTACCATTCTTATCTACGTTAGTCTTACCCCAAAGCAGTGCATTTGCACGAGCAGCCATGAAGCTATCAAGACAATCTTTTTCTGCAGCATTCATTTTGTAAACAGGATCACTTTCTGTTCCTTTACCAATCTGAATGAAAACGTCCTCCATTGCACGATACTTAGCAGTGTAGTCTACATCTGCACGGTGTGTTGCAATAAATGTACGATGCTTTTCAACATTTGACTGATACTTAACGTATCCTTCCTCATGCATTTCAGGCTGATAGTTCGTTAAGAAACGAGTCTTCATACCTGGCTGGCAGAATTCAACATCAAGAGTAGCATTGTAATCTGAATCTTGTAGTTTACCTACAATCTCCCAGTCTCTATCTGATCTACGAACAGGACGTGATAGGAAGATAACTTGCTGACGTGATCCTTCGATGATCATTACGTCATTTCTCTGATAATAATTTTCAGGGAAGTGGAAGATGATATCAGTACCCTGAGCACCATCGCCATCAGGAACCTGTAGGAAAGGAATTCTCTTAATAAATCCTACATTAATGTCCCACTCTACCATAAATGAATTAATACTTTGGAAACTATTTTTCTTGTCTTTTTCCATTGTATATATATTCATCAGAGATTCAGTAAGGTACGATGCGGTATACTGCTCATAAAGTGATGATACAATACCAAGACGTGCAGGTTTTTCACCTAAAAATTTGTAAAAATCCTCATATGTACGAGTTGAACTCATCTGAGGACGTACTGTACTAAAACTAGAAATTCTCATATTGTTTAATTTAATTGTTTATTTATAATTCGTCATCTCATAATGACGCGATTGATTTATCTGGATTTGATTTATTTTTCTCTTCATTAGTAGGTATTACAGTTGAAGGTTTAGGAGGCTCATTCTTAGGAGCTGCGGGCTTCCTAGTTTCCTTAATTAAACTCTTATAATACTGAGAAATACCTGAAATAGCATCTTTACCAAAGAGACGATACCAAGCAAGCTCTACAAGAACTTGTGGATCATTTAAATCTTTAAAGAACTGGCTAGCTCCATTTTCATCTTGATCTAGAATATAACTAAAGATCTCTTGTTTATCGTGATCTTCAATTTGTAAACTATCAGATTTTTCATCTTGATAGTCAAGAGAGATTTCATTGAAATTTACTAACTGTTCCTCAAGTGTTGATTTAAATGCGTTATACTGTTCCTCTTGAGCTCTTTGTGCATCTTCTACTGCTTTATCTTCTTGTGCTTTATATTGGTTTCGAATTGTCTCTACCTTTTTCTTAAATAAGTCTTCATTACTCTTTGCTAAGTCTAAATCTGCTTGAATTTCCTCTTCAGTCATACCTTCAAACTTAGATTTAAGATCGGCAATATACAATTCTTCATCAGAGTAATCATCTACAGAATAAGCTTTATTTACAGGACCATTTTGATTAATATAGTCTTGCACTGCTTTCTGAGAATAATATTCAATAACGTCCTGAATAGTTGCGTTATTATTTCTTAAATATTCAATTGTTTTAACTTCATCATCAGATAAATCAGGCTTAGCTAATTCATTTAGAATATTTAATTGTTCGTCTCTATCCAACGAACTAAAGTCTACTTCTTGTTCATTACCTTCTTCATCTTGATAAAGTAAAGTTTTTCCATCTCTTAGTCCTCTACTTTTCAAGAACTCACTAAACACGTCTAAACCCTCGCCAGTATTTAGGTCAGGGTTTTCAGGAGGTTCTTGGTTAGTAGGACTAGGTTCAGGTTCTGGCTCACTATTAGTATTTTGATCTGTAATAGGAGTTTTGTCTGTTGGTTCTGGATCTTCTAATAGAAAATCCATGTGATTTTGTCCATCGATAATCATAATTCTTATTTTTCCTTATTAATTGATTATTAATATGTTTATATATTCGCAGCAAATATAATGTATTAATTTTTAATTTCCAAATAAAAAAGAATAAATTTTATATTAATTCTCACTTTGAATAGCTTCTACAAAGTCTAAGATATTATCAGTAATAGATCCAGCTTTATCAAGCTTTTCAATAATTGACTTTAAGAATCCAATTTCACTGTCTGTAAATTCAACTGTTAATAGTTCCTTTTCAGGAGACCACACAATTCTACCATCTTTATTCTCAATCTTCAATGCTTCGACTTCCTCACTTGAAAAGTCAATCTTTTTCCGAACATTTCTTTTTGAAATCATTTCAGTTACAGAACCTTGCTCAGGAAGATTCATCAGTAACATTAATCGAGTAGCTACATTTAAATCAATTTTTTTCATTTTAGTTTTATTCATATTAGTTCATATTTTTAATTTGTATTTGCAAAGTTATAGATTATTTAATAAATAAACAAATTTTTATCTAATTTATTGTATATAAACAAAAAATGCCGCATTTCTGCGGCATATCTTGTAAAAATTAATCTTTTTTATCTATTTCTTTTATTTCTATGACTAGCTTTTGACGACAATCATCACATAAAAATCTTTTAGCTATTTTAAACATACTTTGACCAATTTCACCTGTTAAGTATTGATATTCTTCTCCATATGGTTTAATTTTCAATGCTGAACTAATATGCATTGCTAAATGACCTTTTTCATGATCAAATGTATTTTGAAATTCTTCAGCAGATGTTGTCAATCCAATAACTACAATGGAACATTTATGTTTGAAGTTTGAATAGGTAATTCCTATATTATATTGGTTACTTCTTAATAAATTTTCTGCTTTTACAAGTTCAGATCAACTACATCCTATTAGTTCTAATTCTTCTAGAATTTCATCTGTATAATAAGTATCTACTGCATAATATACAGTTACGTGCCAATCTCAATCCTCCAAATAAATGTTCTGTACTACCATATTAGATCATATCTTCTCACATTATTGGAGTTCCTGAGCCTATGCAGTCTGCATAAAATCTTGTTAGAGCCTTTCCATCATATCCATCTATATCATCTAAGTAATCTTTAACAAACTGTAATAAATACTGTTCGCTAATAATAGATGATTCAAAAAAATCTGATTTGGCCATATGGTATACATACATTACATCGTATCCTACACAATTATCTACTTTTATTCCATAGTTTCTAAATAATTGCTCTAATTCGCTTTTAGGAGTTAATGTTACCTCTTCAGGCTTTCCATTAGCTCCTCTTTTGCGCATTTTAGATACAGCTCAATCACATAGCTTTTTATTAAAATGCCATCCGTTTTGTGCCAGATATTCTTCCATTCCTGAAGGCATTTTGTCTCTAATATCTAGTCTATCTCTTTTCATAACTACCGACCTCCACGATATCCAGAACGATAAGATGATCTATAACCTGATCGTTCTCCCATCATTTCTTCCATAGCTTTTTCGTATCCGTCTTCATAGCCACATTCGTATGCTTCTCTTTCAGCTTTTTCCATTTTTTCTGACTTATCACGCATACCCATTCTGTAGTCCATTTCTCTGTCGCGGCCTTCTCTAATTTCCCACACTCTCATATATTACTCCTTTTTTAATTGTAACATTAATTCTCTATTTAATTCCATTAATTCAGTAATACTTTTAGACATTTCTCCTACTTGATCTTTTAAGGAATTTATTTCAGATTGTTGCTGTTGTTTTTCTGCAAGTTCTGGATTTAATTCTGTTAAAATGCGATCAAAGCAGGTTATCATTTCTTTGTGGAAATCTACACTACTTATAATGGCTGCACTTTTTTGTTTTAGGCTGCCAATCTCTGCATTCATCGCTTCTCTACTATCAGATAATACTATATTACTGTTATTAAAATCTGCAATATCTAAATTAGCTGGAATTTTTTGATATGTAACGTCTTGGTTATTAACCTTAACGGTAATATCAACAACCATCTCTTGCGGCTGTCCAAACATCGGTTGAATTGGATATTTAGGGACAGGCATTGAAACACTTACAACAGAACCAACATCTAAACGTGGAGATGCGTCTTTATATAAAATATATATCTGACTATTTGGCCTTAAGTTTGAAAACATATATTACAAATTATTTGCTAAGCAGCTGATGCTGCTGGGTTAGTAAACTCTAAAAATCTTATTACGCCCGTACTCTTATTGATATACGCTAGACGTTGGGTATTTCCTTGTACATTTGAACCAGTAACGTTAGAACCTTGACTATCTACAACACTGATTTTAGTTTTTCCTGTAGTGTCTCCACTCGATATTGTTGAAGCTCCACTAGGAACTCCTACTAATACAGGTAAATCTTCGCCACCAGTAGGCGCGTCAGCGTGTATTGTCAACAGTACTATACTCTCACATGGTAATTTACTGTATAAACAAGGATTAATACCATAATCAACAGAGCTCTCTGTAAGAGCTACTGCATTAGTGGATAACTTATAAATACCTCCAATATCAATTCTTGGAAGTCCTTCGTTTCGAACAGGTATTGGACCTAAATTCCACCAATAAGGATCAATAATATTAATCATAATCTATATATTTATTAGCAACCACATGAAGCAGTATAAGGACTGACACTAAAGTTAACAGGCTGACTATAGCTTACAGGAACTAAATTACCCATTGCTGGGATGTAAGGAATAGTTACTGTAGCAGGCTGTTTACACTCTATTGCACCTAGTCTTGCACTTAAGTCTTGAAGAGCCGCGTTCACTGGAGCAATCGTTTGAGCTTGGAAAGCTTGGATAGCATTCGTTTGATGCTCTTGAGAAAGCTGATTGATAAGAGCAGACTTATCCTCACGCAGAGCGTCGATTTTGTTCTGCAATTCTCTCATTTCAAGCTGACAAAATTTATCACTAATAAGAGTAGTTTGCTGATCTATCTTACTTCCAAGAGTATTAGTTTGGTTCAGAGTAGCTAACTGACCTTCATATCCCTGACGTTCAATAGCTGTACGAACATCGCAGCAGCATGATGCAATTTGTGATGCAATCTGGCAATTACCTGCTTGGATAGCATTGATAATTTGCTGTCCACTCATACCTACCTGATTACCTACAGACTGAATCTGACTTTGAACTGAATTAATAGCTGACTGTACAGCATTAATATCGCAATTTAATGTAGTAGCTAACTGACTAATTGCATTTCCGTTTCCATTAATAGCTTGTAATAGCATCTCTCTACCATAATCATTATTAAGCTGATTGCCTAAACCACCAGCACCATTATTACCAAATCCGTTACCTCCTCAGCCCATAAGGAAGAACAAGAAAATTACCCAGATGAACCATCCACCTTCTCCAAAACTATCATTGTTACGGCCTTGCATTGCTAATAGAACGTTTGGATCTACACCTCTTTGTGAAAGCATAGGACCTAAAAGAGATAAAATACCATTGTTACCTGCGCCTTCACCGAACACATAAGTTTTTTCTTCTGCTATATTAAAAATACTTAAATTGTTAAACATTTTGTTTTTGTTTTGTTGATCAACAGTACAAATTTACAATAGCAAAAGACTAAAACATAACGTTACTATTAAAATAAAAATCCCCTTAAGTCTCTCAACTCAAGGGGATTACAAAGATCCATAATTAGTAACTCATTACTAATTATTTTCTATAAATTTATCTAAATCTTTCTTATATCAGAATAATTCTTTAAAACCTATTTGTTTACGACCATTAGGAATCTTCTTTGCCTTAACATAATTGTCAAAAGTCGCTCTACTAACTTTTAAGTATTTACATGCTTGATACTTGCTAAGTTTTTCATTCTTATTAGTTATTCCAGAAAGATATTCAATTACTTCTTCGCACTCTTCTGGACTAAGATTAGAATTACCAGTATCGATATCGTTAACAATTTTTAATAAAATTTCTCTAATAATCTTTAACATAATTAACCATAAATTGCCCCATTAACAAGAATAAGATCTTCTCTTAAACCTGATTGAGCTGCTGCAATTCAAGTAATACAATAACATTTATATGCTCCTCCAGATAATGAGTCTATACCATCCATTAAAAACACAGTTGGTTCATCAAATACTACAGGTGTTGCAGAAGGAACAACAACTATAGCATCTGGTTGTTCTTTAGTAACTCTTGCTACAACATTTACTTGAGTTGTTGAATTTGTAAAATAAATACCTGGTTTACCAGCATCATCAGCATTTGTTAATATTGGTAGTTGTTTACTAAATATATTATCTAAGTTAATAGTAGATGCTGAAGATCCTGTATAACTTGTAGTTGAACTTCCTGCAATAACATTTAATGCATATGGGTTTGGAAGTGCTATAGGAATTTCAGGTATATCGTTAACATTTGCTGGAGTAAAGCCTAAAGCAGTTTTAACTGTAGTATCTTTTAAGAGAGTATAAGCAGTACCATCCTCTAAGACATATATGGCCATTTCAGCACCTCCAGACTCTGTATATCCTGTCTTAATTCCTCCTAAAACATTATTTTTAGCTACAGGTAATGTATATGAAGATCCAGGAGCACTATTAGTAATAGTTAAAGTTCCATTAGAAAATGATAGACCAATACCAGTACCATTAGCAATAGTTAATGTAGTAGAACTATCATTTAAAGTTGTACTTCCAACTTTAACTGGTCTTCAAGTATTCTCGGTGGAATATCCTTGGCCCGTAACTCAACTTTGAGTAGCATATCCACTTAAAGATGGTATTTCACTCTTTAATGCTAAATTAGAAAGTGTCTGACCAGAATTTTTGATAGATTTAGTTCCTGCTCCAATTATGATATAATCAGAAACAAGATTTCCACTAGCCATTACATCTCCACCACCTGCTGAACCAATTTTTTCATCAATCTCGGATTGAGAATAAGTTTCAGACTTTGTATAACGATTATTTAATGCTTCGGTAACTACTTTATTTTGAACTGGATTAACAGAAGTTGTACTTAAAGAAGAATCAACTACAATTCCTTCAGGTATATCAAAATTAAGATCTGATTCATCAATTTTGTCTTTATAAGCAAGAGCTCTTGCATCTGTAATTTGAGACAGAGGATGAGTGTGTGCTGCAGGAACATAAGTTTCTGGTTTTCCTGTAACTTTATCTCATGCTATTTCTTTCTCATCAACATATGACTTTAATGCTAAATTACTAATTAAAATACCAGAATCTTTAACAGTTTTTCCTGGACCATTAGAAGTTATTACTCTATCCGCAGTAGTAAATGCTTCTGCTGCAATTACATCTCCTGCTCCAAAACCTGTTAACTTATCGTCAACTTCCTGTTGAGTATAAACACTAATGCCCTTTGTAGCATTAACTTTATGTTTATTATTAGCATCAACTTCAATTAATGTAATAACATTACCTGCACCAGATATAGAAGTTTCAATATTTGGTATAACAGGAATTTTAGCATCAACTTCAGCTCTTGTATAATAATTAGAAAGATCAATTTCTGTATTACCAATCTTCTCTCATTTTCCATCAACAAATACATATTCATCATGTATATCTGGAGCAGAACCAGATTTCTTAACAAGATAAATAATATTTGTCTCTCCAATACTTGGAAGTTGATCAACAATCTCAATTTGAAGATTAGCTAAATTAGCAATCATTTCTTTTAAGATTCTTCCTTGGTTTGCAGATAATGATTTATCAGCAGCAAGAGACTCTAAATTATCTACAATTGAACTTTTTATCTGATTATTAATAGTTGTATGTACATTATCAATAGCTTGTCACACTCCTCCAGAAGTAATTAAATTTTTACTTCCTTCTGTCGGCTCTTCTTCTATTGAATTAATAATTTTTGGTATATCAGTTAATACTTTAGCATATTCTTCTTTAGTGCCTGTATACCCATTTTCTTGTGCAATAAGATAAGCATCTTTACCAGGAGCACCAATTGTTCCAGGAAAAATAATCCATTTCTTTTGCTTTTTATCATAAATTTTTACACTCATAATTTATATATTTTTAAGATTATGCATATACTGCACCGTTAACAGCAACCTTACCGTTTGCCATATAACTTAAACAATAGATATAATAAGTTCCAGATAAATCTGCAAGACCATACATCTTAATTGCATTAGAAGCAGTAAATGTAAGTCTAGCAGTGCTTATAATAACTGAATCAGGATTACTTGAACTAAACCCACTCAGAGAAGAAATAGTTCTTGATAAAGTATTATTATAACTATATCCTGCAGAAACTGTTGAACTACTTAAAGTAGACGTTGATAGTATTCTTGCAGTATTTATAGATACCGCAGATGAACCTGTGTATGAAGTTCCATTAATTGTTAATGCATATGGGTTTGGAAGTGCTATAGGAATTTCATTAACATTTGCTGGAGTAAAGCCTAAAGCAGAAGTTACATTACTTTTACTTAATGAAATAGTCCCAGAAGATAATGTAATATTACTTCCAACTTTAACTCCACCTAGTACTGAACTTGTAGCTGTAGGTAAACTATATGAATATGTACAATTAATTGTAGTACCGCTAATACTTATATTAGTGCCAGAAGTATATGTAGTATCTGTATCTGTCCAGGGAACATTAACATATGCTTTACCATTACTTAATTGTACAGCATAGTTTTTACCACTTGTTGTATAACCAATTTGAATTCCTCCATATGCACTTGATGTAGCAACAGGAATTGAAGTTAAATATCCTTGACTGGTAACTCAACTTTGCGTTGCATATCCTGATAGTGATGGTATCGTTGGTTTATTACTGAGATCATCATAACTTCCTGAAGTTGCTACTGTTGCAAATGTAGGCTTTCCAGTTACTCCAGACCAAGGTACACTTGTTGCACTTCCTGCAGTAAACTCTTTAAATGCATTCCCAAATGTAGTAGCGGCATCATCTATACAAAAATACATTAATCCTCCATTACCTATTTGTACTACATCTCCTTCTTGAATTGTACCAGCTTTTACTGCATCTATTGCTGCTGTTTGTGATTCTACTACAAACATTCTTTCTAAAGCACCTGCTGGTAATTTTTCTATTGGAATATTTGGAAGTCGAGCTTCACTAATAGTTCCAGAAGTAATCTTAGATGCATCAAAACCATTCAGTGTACTATTAATAGATACATTACTAGATCCATCAAATGTTGCACTTCCTGATACTGCTCCAGCTATTGCAATTACTCTTGGGGTTGCTAATTTAGTAGCTGTTCCTGCATTACCACTTACTGTAGTTTGCGCAGGATGCCTATGATCTTCACGTGCATATTTTGTAGATGTTCCAACTGCTGCAGTACCTGCAATAAGTGGTGCTACTGTCGCAGGACTAATTTTTCCTGCATTAACTAAAGCTTCAACTTCTGAAGCACTGATATCACATTTATATTCTTTACCCCAAGCACAGATCATTGGACCTTCATCAATAAAGGATATATATGCATCAAATACTTTACGTTCCTCTGTTCCTGCAGTAGTTTTTGCTCTTTCTGCATTATAGGAAGCTTTAGTTTTAAAATGTAAAAATTTTGTTTTATATGCCATAGCGTCTATATTTTATATAGCACCTATAATATTATAGGTTAAAAATAAAGGGAATAGGGAAATCCCTATCCCCTTATTATCTTAATTTATTCGAATTCAACCCATTCCATCTCAGCAGTTAGAGCAACTTTTTTTGATTCGCTATCCTTTACTGCAGAAACGTTTAAAGAACTTGAAGTAAACGTAACTTCTGGTACTGCATTATCAGCTTTAGTACCTTGGGCAGATGTAGCGGCTCCAATGCTACCTGGAGTGATATTAACAGTTTTTTGAGCGCTACCGTTGAATGTAAACTTTGTAGTTCCCTCGTTACTTCCACTATTTAATGTAACAATTAAGGAATTCTTTACTTGAGTAGCATTATCCGCAGTTCCTGCAGTCGCAGGTTTACCAATTAATACTTTTTGAGATTCACCATTACGTGGTGTAACAGTAAATGATCCATCTGTGCCATTTGCAAATACATAAGTAGTATTTGTATCAGTTGGGAATGCCCAAGTTCCATCACCTCTTAAAAACGCAGATTGTTTTCCTGCATCAGGAGCAGGAACAATACCTGCTGCACCTGCTGTATTTGATGTTGCGGCTGTCATTTCTGCTACTGATCCAGAAATTGTTACAGTTGTACTACTTTTAGATGCAGATAGTGTTAAAGGAGCAGTGCCAGATGCATTTATAGTTCCAACTCCACCTAAACCAGATAAGGTTGGTGCAGCTGGTATAGTACCAGTAATTATACCTGTAATATGTCCAGAACTATCAGCTGTAATACCTGTAATAACTTTGCCACCAGCAGTAACAGGAGAACCAGCGGTTCCTATAAGAGTTGTTCCATTAGCAGGTTTATAGTGATTATCTACAGAAGTTACTTTTGTGTCAGTAAAGACAGCGTTTGAAGGTACGCTAGTGGCGATAGTATATGTACCATCTTTAATAACTTTACCTGTAGCTCCATCAAATACTGCAATATGACCTGCTGTCGCAGAAGCTGGGCCAGTTACTGCGCCATCAATATTAGCCTGAACAACTGTTCAATCTGCATTAACTACTGTAGTACCACTAACAGGACCGTTATTAATAGCAATTAGCATATCTCCAACCTCACACTTGATTCCCGCATAAGTTCCAGCAGTAATTACTTTATAGGTCCAACCTACTTTATATCCGTTAGCTGGAACTTTAGTAACAGTACCGTCTGTGCCTAATGTTCCTTTATAAATCATTGCATCAGCTGCAGTGATCTTATTATCAATAGCTGCAACGACAGCAGCAGCAGTTGGGATTGCAGATGAACTACTAGCTAAAGTTGTTTGTACAGAGTAACCATTTTCAATAACTCCTGTAGTATTATTAAACTTAGGAATATATCCAGCAGTAGTTGCAGCTGCAGTTTTTGTAACATTATTTGCAATACTTGGAGTTACTGAAATATCTTGAGCTGCACCATTACTAGGAGTTACTGTAAATTTGTTAGTTCCTCCTGCAAATGTATATGTTGTATTAGTATCTGTAGCAGGAATACCAAGAGCTGTTATATCTGTTTTAGTTACTGCTGCTGTACTTGTGACATGTCCAAACTTATCAGTTGCAATTTTATACAACCCTGATGTTTTCGCAGCAGCTCCTGCTGGAACAGCATGAGAGATAGTACGACTTTCTGCCAGATTTCCACCTCCAGATAACCCGCCTGTTCCTGTTATCGTAATTGTTTTATCTACTTTTTTATCTAACGCTGCAGCTACAGAACTTGCTGACGCTATATCATTAAAATCTACTTCAACAATAGTATTATCTGATCTGGTAATTGTTAATTTATTACTTAATAATTGTGCATCTTTAAGCCCAATACCAAATACATCATATCCTGTATCTGTTTTAACTTTAATAGATTGGGTTGTTGTATCAAACCAAAGATTTCCAGTTTCGATTGTAGTAGGCTCTGTCGCTTTTTTAAAAAATTTAATTGTTCCCATGTTTATTTTTTTAAATTTTAATCCCCCCCCCCCTTCACTAAATGTGAGGAAGGGGAAATTATTATTTATTCAATTTCTGATCAAAATATATCAAGCTTACCGTCTGTTCCAATTTGGATAGATGAACTTGTTGATACTAATTTAGACATATCTACAGCTAAACCTCTAGAAGTACCTTCACCAGTTACCTTAATAGTATTATCTGGACTAGTAATAGATGTAATGCCACCTGCAACAGCAGTTTTAATACTATCACTAAGAGCTTTCATACCTTCAGCAACTGTTTGATCTGCACCAATTTCAGCACCGCCAGTAATGGCAACTCCAACTTTTACAGTTGAGCCTTTTACTCCACTAAGATCTAACTTAAGACCTTCGGCTGATTTTGATAGTGCTTCATTTGAAGCTGGATCTAACTTAACATCAATAACATTTTCTTCTGTAATTGAAACTGCATTACCAGGAGTTAATTCGTCTTGCTTACCTCCAACAGATGTTTGTAAAGATTCAATATCAGATTTATTAGTTCTGATTTGATTTAAATCAGTATCAGAAATTAAACTTGAACCTGCAACCTTATCAACTTTGTTATTAAGCTGATTGGTAACTGTAGTAATCTGTCCTTCTAAAGCTGTATCTGCAGCCTCTAGTTCTGTCTTTGCTGTAGAAATTGCATCATCTACTTGTGTCTTCGTATAATAATCCTTTAAATCTACGGTTATTTGTCCACTTCCTCATTTTTCCCACATATATACATCTTCTGTAGTACTTGGAGAATGAACAACAATATATTCTTCAAATAAGTCGTGAAGTACTGTCGATGTTGCAGGAATCATATATAATTTTCCTAACTTATCAACAGTTGGATCTCCTAACTCTTCAAAACTATTTGCGAATCTTATTTCAAATCCCGATGTATTAGGAAAAGATTTTCAAGCAGTTTCAAATTGTTCTTGTGTAAGAGTACCACCAACAGCAATATAAGAATGATATAAAAAGTCTTGGACTGAATACTGATCCATAGCTTCATCACAAGGATCGTATCAAATCTTATCATGCTCTGGTTCGTTATTTGGGAAATCGGATTGACATCCGATTGCTATATTTTCATCACCAGGATCACCTTTTTCTCCCTGAGGAATTCCAAACTTAAGATTTGCATCACTAATATCTGGATTTAAATCAGTTACATAAGGTTGTGCATCTGGTGCTAATTTTTCTACTTCAGAAACTACAGTTACTGTAGCAGGTTTTCCTTTAGGAACTTTTACATTTAAAGCTCATTCTCTAGGAGCATTAGTTTTATCTATTACTAAAGATGGTCTTTGATCTCACTCAACTGTTTCAATTGTACCTGGTTCAAACCTTGGAAGAACGGAACCTGTAGAAGTAATCACTTTACTAGATTCCATTGTGATTTCTAAATGTCCTTCAGCATCACTAATATTAACAGATTTAATACTGTCTCCTTTTAGATCTTCTAAATAACATAAAGTAGTTCACTCACTAGTAGGATCACCTATATATCCTCAAAGAATTCTATCATCTGTTAGATTATTAGGATCTCCAAATTCTCTGATAAGTCCAGGAGTTTTTCCAGGTTCTCCTTGATCTCCAATTGCTCTACCTAATAACTTTCAAGAAATACCTTCATCATAAGTTATATACCAGTTATTATTAACAATTTTAAATTCAGGAGTTATCCCATCTTTACCGTCCTTACCAGCACGTCCATCAACGCCATCTTTTCCAGGATTTCCTTTATTTCCTGTAGCTCTACCAACTTTTTCCCAATTTATACCTTTATCATAAGATACTTCTCAGTTTCCTAATGAAATTCTAAATTTTGGTTGGATTGCATCTTTTCCTTTTTCTCCAGTAGCTCCTCGATCACCTTTAGCCTTGCCTAATTGCGTCCAATTCGTTCCGTTGTCATAGGAAACAAACCAATAATCATTTTCGATTTTGAATTCAGGAGTTATACCATCAGCTCCATTTTTACCAGGTTTTCCATCAGTTCCATTTTTACCAGGATCTCCTTTTAAACCTTGTGCAGAAATTTTTTGTCCATTTTCATCAAGTATTCATCTAGGAGATTCTCCATTAATAGATACAGTCCAATAATAAGTATTATTTAATGTATCTTTTTTGATACCTACAATTGGAGTATCTCCTGGTTCTCCTTTTAGATTTTCTATAGGAGTTGATGAAGGAGAAGTATTACTTTCTTTCCAAGAAAGTATTCCATTATTAATTTCAGGTACTCATACTTTGCCAGCAGGCCCTTCAACTCCTGCCATTACAAAAGCTCAGAAAAGATTTGGTTTAATACCAATGATTTTATCGTTTTCTCGAACTAATTCAGGCATATTTAACGAAGATGATGTATGACTTCTAACGCAAGACAATAAAGCTCCTTCAAATGATACAAAATCTACAATATATTCGTCATTGAAATAGTGAGTGTTTGTTATTCATTCTCCTGCCATCTTAAAGGAGGTTCCCTTATAGAAATCTCTTGAATTATAAGCTCCAGAATACTCTCTTGAATTTTGTAGATCTATAGTAGGTAATATATTATTTTTTTTCATAGTTTATTATTTTGATCCTAATATTAAAAATGGAACACTAATACTTGTTGTTGGTACTTTACCGTCTGCAGTTCTTATATCTAAAAAAGCTCCATTAATCCTGCCTCTTGCAGAACCATAAAACATTTTTAACAAAGTCCCATCTCATATAGGTTGTGAAATAGCTACAGTAGTTATTGATAGAGTTCTACCAGGATAAATACTTGTTAAATTTAAATTTGCAGCAAAATTTCCAGATTGACTCACAGTTAATACTAAGTCAGTTCTACACCTATAAAAAGAAGATAAAGATGGCACACCAGATGAATTAAAATAGACTTCTCCACATGCTAAAAACGAATCACTATTATAATCATCATAACTTCTATAATAAAGATCTGAACGTAGTGTTCCATTTTGCTTTCATGTTTTCAGCTCAAAATCTGATGTATTTTCTACCCAAATTGTTCCAACATAGTAGTTACTTACTATTGAGGATGGAACGAATTTAAATTCTACTACACCTCCTGCAGGAAGCAAAATTTGGGAAGCATTAAAAAGAATTGGTTCATCATAAGAGAATAATAGCCTACCATTGTAATATCCACAAATTTTAATAGATTCATCATCATGGCCATTATCAAATGGGTATACAAATAATTGTTTATCCGACTTGTTATAAATTGCACCAGAATATGAACCATCAATATTTAATTGATATTTAGAAGCATCTATTTTAAGTATTACATCTTCATGTATGGTTGGAGAATATACAATTTCTGAGTACAATGAATCTAATACATGTGGATCAGATGATTGAGTCAGTGTATATTGTTTAGTATTTTGAATAAGTGCATTATTAATTTTAATATTTGTTAAGTCAACACTTCCATCATCCCCAAATTTAATTTTTCCTGCAGCCATATGTCCAGCTCCAGTTCTAAAATTAAATAGTATATTTGGAGTAAATACACCTCCTGTAGGAGTTTCTGGATTAAAATTCTGGTATTGAGTAGATACTTGCCCACTAGAATCAATCCCTTGCTGACTAAACATATAGTCTCCATTAAATACAGCAGAACCAATAAGACCATTAGCAATGATTCCAATTTTAGTATATAATGCTTCAAATGCATCCAATTTAACTCAACTATTACTTGTATCAGTACTTGGAGATTCATTACTATGTAATGTTCCTTGCCACGTTCCCACTATATTTAAAACATAATAGTTAGCATCATTAGAATCATATACATAAGGAGTTTTATCTACAGTTCCTTGATATACAGTATTAACATTATAAATACCTTCAGGATAAATTATTTGTCCTTTAGAACCATTCTCTCCATTTAATCCATTAGTTCCACTTAATTTAGTGGGAGTACTCCAGCTACCTTCAATTGTGCCAACTTTATCAGTATTACTTGTATAATTTACTCTGGCTTGAATAAACCAAATATAAGGAGTCTCTTCAGTAGGAGTTGGAACTGCTAAATTCCAACCTGTTGGCTGTCTTGTTGTTCCAGGAGTACTCGTTCCTCCATAAATAGTTGTAGTTCCTAAGCAATAACGAACTTCAATACCAATTCCAGGTAAACCATCAACTCCGTCTTTACCTGCAGGACCAGGATCACCAGTAACTCCAGGTTCTCCTTTTATTTTAGTCCATTTATAGTCAGATGGATCGTCACTATCATTTATATTAAAATCTACATATACTCCAATTCAAGCGCCTGGATCTTCTCCATTATTGCTTGTAAAAGTTGTACCTCCATCATTAGAGTATTTAATATGTAGATAACTTGTTTTTCCGTCTTCTCCATTAGTACCAGGAATTCCTTGATCGCCCTTTTCTCCTTGAATACCTTCAAATCTTGCCCAAGTATAGTCAGAAGGATCTGTACTATCTGCTTGAGTAAAATCTACATAAGTTCCAATATATGTACTTGGAGTTTCAGTCATTTGACTTGAAGAAGTTGGATTAGCAACAGAAGAATATTTAATATGGAAATATGTGGTTCTTCCGTCTGCTCCTGGAGTTCCAGGAACTCCATCTGTTCCATTAGTTCCATTTTCTCCGCTTATAACAACTGGGGTAGTCCAGTTTGTATTTAGAGTATCATCAGGATTAATAGTTGCTGTAGTCATCCAAAGATACCCATCTTTAGATTTTTCAGGAGGAACTATAGACCATCCTGAAGGAGTTCTTATTGTTGCATTTAATGTAGGAGGATTTGAATTGCTTGTATTTACAGCAAATCTAAATTCTGTAAATTTGCCATCTTGAGCTTGGCCATCTCTACCATTAACTGGTATTACTTCTGACCATTCAGTTACAAGCCCTGTCTCCCCATTAACCGTTCCAATACACTGCCACCAGTTTCCACTAGTTGTAGGATAATCTTCCCATCCAGACGGACTAGGACTATTTCCTGTAGGTTTTGATGGTTTACTATCACTTAATTTATAAACGTATGTTTTCCAATTTGGTATTACTGCATCCTGTCCCTTTTCTCCTGTCATTTGAACAGGATCTGACCATTCTCCAACAAGAGTAGAATCTCTAAAAGATGCTGTAATTGACCATATAATTTCAGAGGATGTGTGAATTGGAACAACTGTACTTCATACAGAACCAGGATTTGCATTAGTTTTATTTACAACAGGAGGAGTATTGACACTTCCACTCTTTGCATACATTAACTTAATACCTAATCCATCCTCTCCATTAGAACCATCAGTCCCATTTGTTCCGTCCTTGCCATTCTCTCCATCTTTACCATCAGCTCCTTTAGGTAATCCAAAACTAAATTTAAATATATCTCCTTCTAAAACTACATTAGCATTAGCTTCAGTTGTTGAAGAAACACTAGCTACTTCTGCATCAAAATTAGGAATTTCTCCGCCTTCAGAAATAGTTTTTCATTCTGTATCATAATCTGCATCAGATTTTTTAACTAATGCTTGACCAGTAGTTCCTCCAGGAATTACCCCAATTCCATCAGAGCCATTCTTTCCATCAGTTCCATTTTGCCCAGGATCACCTGTAGCTTGGCCTATATCTTGTCAAGTTTGACCTTTATCCATTGAAAGTAGTCAACGACCGTCTTCAATTTTTAATTGTGGAGTAATACCATCAGTTCCACTTGGTCCGATAGGACCAATATCGCCTTTATCTCCTTTTTGACCTTTACCACTATTTCCCATAATAAAAGCTCAATACGGATTAGATTCTACACCAACAATTATATCGTCTTTATAAATTAGATTCGGCTTATTTCATTCTGATGATAAATGACCTCTTAGACAATACAATAAAGCTCCTTCACAAGATATAAAATCAATAATATGTTCATCGTTGAAATAATGAGTGTCTGGAGTTCAGGCTCCTGCCATCTTAAAAGATGTTCCTCTATAAAAATCTCTAGAACTATACATTCTATAATAGTCTTGAGAATTTATTGCATTATCTATGATTACATTAACATTAGATCTCTTCATAATATTGAATTATTTTGATTATTTCATTATTAGTTGGATTACCGTGTTCAATATAATCAATTGCATTAATTAATTCGTTCATTGTAAATAATGCTTTTTTATCAGGTAAATGCCCAATATTAATATTAATTAATTCTTGAACAAATATTTTATATAATTCATTATATAGAATTTCCACAACCACAACTATTATTTATATTACCTAATTCCTCTCCACATAAAGAATTACATGAAGATAAATTATCTAATATTCTTTGCGCTTCTGTAAAGTTCCCCATATCTTTTAGATAATCAAACACATACATAGCACTTAATAAGAAATCTCTGCGATTCCTTAAATTTTCATCTGTTTTACATTTATCATAACTACATATTTTACTGTTATTCAACAGTAATTGCCGTTGCAAATATACTAAACATCTTTGTAATTTGCAAACACTAAAGACATTTTTTATTGGACAATAGAAAGTTTGTGAAGCCTTATTTTCTTGCACAAATTCATATGCTTCTTTATAACCAATAATTTCAGAACTTTCAATTACTTCGTCTAATGTATATCCTTCCTGGTCTGTAATATTAGATTTATAAAGATCCCCATTTAAAAAAAATAATTCATCTATTAAATTAATATATTTATCAGGCTCTTTATCGTCTTGAAAATGCATTAATTGTGGAACTACTAATTTATAATAAGAATAAGTTCCGTCAACATTTAATGTAAATTCAGATGCAAATCTACTTAAATAGTGTCCCCGATTATGTAATTCCTTTCTTATTTTTACTGATTCTGGAAGCAAATTTTCGTCAGTATTATAAGATAGAAATTCTAACATTATATACTGACTTAAATCTACACCTAAATAATCACTATTATCTACAGCAATTAATTTACAATCAGATCTAACAATTACATCAATATTTATTTTTTTATTCATATTATACAACTTGTTTTATTTTATCATTATAAGGATTAGTATCAACTGTTTCTGCAGCTTGAATTTGAACTTGTTGCTGTTTTGTTTCAATAAGTTTATCGTTATAATCCTTATCATTTTTAACTTTTTCTCTTTCAATAGCTACCTTTTCAGCTTCAAGTTGTAGTCTAGCTTGACTATTTTGTTCAAGTTGATTTTGTGATTGACCTAATTCTCTTTGTAATTGTTCATTTTGTTTCTGTAACTGTTGCAGATTTTGTTCATATTGCTGAAGTTGTTGCTGCAATTGAGAAACACTATTATTTTCTTCCTTCTTAACGGCAGTAGCTTTAGCTACATAACGTTTAAGTTCGGACATACTATTAGCAGTTGCAATACTTACTGCCATATCAGGATCTGACATTCCAGCTTTAATTAATTCAATATTAAGAGCCTTTACAGTTTCCATATCTTTAAAAGACTTAGAACTATCCTCAATATGTAAATCAAAATCTGTAAGTGTATAATGTTCAGGAAGTGCTGTAAATATTCTTGAATATTTATTACCTAATACAATAGTACCAGTAATACCATTTGGATATACCAATTTAGCTAAATTAAGCATATCATAATTAGCTTCTTTATAAATTATATCCATAGTTTCAAAATATTGCTTAGTTAATAAACCTGACATTTTAACTCCAAGTTGAACATTAGATACAGCATCTCTCTGTTCATATTGAGCTAACCTCTCAGGTAACACTCCTGTAATTGAAGAAGCTTGTTGTTCTACAGCTTGAATAGCTAATTGAATACCTTGAATAGCTTGAGCTTTAACTGTATCATCAAATCCATTAAAAATAGTATTAGGCATACCTTCATTACCTTCCTCCTTACTATTTATTAATGCTAAGCCATTCTTTTTATATGCTTGTCAAGCTTTAACTCGATCTGTTAATTTTTCACCTAAAAACGAAGGAATAAAAGAAACATCCATCCAATCTCCAACTCCTCCTGAAGAAGCAATAAGATTATCTCTAAAATATATAAGTAAATCATATTTCATTGTTTATTCGATATAGGTCGTTAATCTATATCCGTCTTTTTGACTGCTGCATGTCACCATGCAGATTAGACTATATCATACAAATTTGATTTAAAATTAATTCAAATAAATTCTGTTTCATTATATTTCATAACTACTTATAATTAATTTTAAATTAAACTTGTCCCCGCACTTCCACTTACTTAAGTGTACTCCTTTCGGATAGTCGTTGAACTTTCAAAGATATTTCTATCTAAGCTTAGCTGCTGATTGTCTTAAATTTACTATTATTCAATTTAAGGTTTTCCAGCAATTCACGGGGTTTATACAGGACTCATATAATTTAATCCTGTAGGTCCATAGTATGTGCTATTAATGAATATGGATCTCCATTTTTATCTAAGAAAAACATTCCGTTAACAGATAATCTACATCTACTAGGACAATCTGCACTTCTTACAATATACTTTGATTCTCCACGAGTAATATATACTTCTGAACCAATTTTTACTCCTTCATGTCTTGTTAATTCTCCAGTTTTATAATCTGCTTCAATTCATTCAACTTCATATACAGGAATAAGATGATTCTTTATAGGTTCTATTGAATCATAATCTCCAGGCCATCCTGGATGTGCTTCAAGTCCTGCAAGAATACCTGTATGTAAATTATCAGCTCGTAAATTAGGCTCAGCAGGTTTACCAACATATCTAACCAAATAAGTAGGAGATGTTGAATCTGCAGTTTGTTGCATATCTCTAATTTTCTTAGCTGCTTCTGTAGTTAATTCTGATCTGAATGTATTTAAGATATCCTCTCTTGACATTCATTTTCTAATAACAACTCTCTTAGAATCTGCAAGATAAGGAGAATTTGGATTACGTTCTATAAATGTATTAACGGGATTTAAAATTTCAATATTGACATTTGAATTACTTTCTGTAGGTTTTACTCTATAGTAACAAGTACCTGTAACAAGTAAATCTGTAAGTAATTCTGCCATTTTACGTTTTAAATCGATGTTTCTTGATTGTCTTAAATAATCAAGAATATTTTGTGCAGCAATTTCATATTCCGAAACAAAAGATTGATCAATATCTTGTTGAATTGAGTTGATTTCTTTTTCAATAAAAGGATCATTTACAATTTCTTTATTTT